ATAGCGATTGCTTGTTTTCTATTTTTAACTTTTTTATCAGATTTTCCAATAGAAAGCTTCTTTTTTTTAAACTCTCTCATCACTTTTGCAATTTTTCGGTCTTGTTTTTTAGTTTGAGTCATTATCACCTCTAATAACAGCAATATTACCCATCATATCACCTGCTTTTGGCAATGTTTTAGATAAAATAGTCTTTTCAATCGACGTATTAGCTCTTAATTTTGCTAATTCTTCGTTTTGTTTTCGTTTTTCGTCTTGATTTTCTTGATTCATCATTGCTCTCATCTTATCAAGATCCATTCTTTCATTTCCTTCACGTTCTTTTCTCTCATTTTCCATTGCTCTAAGGTCTAATTCTCTAGATCTTAATTTTGCAATAGGATCATTGTCAAACTGTGAGGTAATTTTCTTCTCTTCACTTAAAAACTCTTCCATAGACTCAGCAATCAATTGTGCTTTTCTTGATTCAATTTTTTGTGACATCATTCTTGCCTGCATTTGCATTTGTGGGTTCTGCTGCATCGCTGCAACTGTTCTTAACTCTTGTGCAAACTCAAGTTCAACTTGTTCTTGAGCCATTAAACTAATGTGTTCAAAAATATTTTTTTCTAACGCCGCCATCACAGGTGGATTATTCCTTGCCATGTTCGTTGCCATGAAAGACAAGTGCGCTTGAATATGTGCTCTATGATCTTGTCCTGGAAAAGCTTGGAATGGTCTCCCTGCTAGAGCATTGATATGCTCTAATGCAGGGTCCATTGGTTGTGGGGGTTGTGGTCGAACTAAAATTTGATCAACGTCTTTTACACCGATTGCTTCATACATGTTTCGGTACGCTTGATATAAATTATGTATTTGTGGATTGGACATTGCCAATTGCAATTCCGTCTGCGCAAGGGAGATACGCTGTGTCTGAGAGAATATATTTGGATCTGCAACTGGCAATATATCTACTCTGTCATCAAAGTCAGACTGTTTGATGAGACGTTGTCCTCCGACAACATCATAGGGGTATTCCTGGGGTAGATAAAGTTTGAAAACTCTGGACATTAATTTAAATTCTTTTTTGAGCGCTGCGTAAATTCTTTTGTGAATCGCAGACATGGTTCTGCTTCCTCTTTCTAAAAGCGCAACTGTCGTTCCCACTGCAGCGCCTTGATTCCCGTCTCCTACTTGCATGTCAGCTATAGATGCAAAACGCTGACCTGCTTGTACAACGACACCCAATAAATTTAAAAGAGTTTGAGATGGCTCTTTAAATGGTAGAGTCATAAACGCATCTCTAATATTTCCACCTGGAGCATCTACGTCTCTAAACTCTCCTGGTTGAATAGACTGTGCGTCATCTCGAATTCGGATACCTCTTTGTTTAAAACCTGCTGGTAAGTTTGATAATGTTCCAGCATCTAAGAGTTGTCGTAAAGCAGCTGTGGCTGTTCTAGATAATCCACCGATCATGTGAATTAAACCAAAACCATAAAAGCCAAGGCCGGGTAAAAATTTAAAATGTACAAAGTAAGAAATTTTTTTCTTTAATGGATCTCCTGCTTCATAGTTTCTTCGAACGGATAAAACTTTTCTTGATCCTTCATCCATGGTTACAATGTATGGAATTTTAATCCCTGTTGGTTCACCGTTTATGTCAACGTCTTCAAAACCCTCTATATCTAAATTAACATGACATTCGAGTAATGTGAAAACATCTTCATCTCTTCCTGATTTTGAAGTGCCTTCTAGTTCAAGTTCTTTTTTCTCTAAATCTGTTAAATTATTTTGACCTGGTTTAATATCAATGTCTCGATAAAAACCAGCCACTTGTTGTTTTCGTAATTCGTTTTCAGAAATTTTTACTTTGTGAATAATTGCTTCGGCATCATCTAAACTGGTTGCAGTGTACGGCACAATAAGTTCTTCTGCTGGAACAAACTTAGATACCGCTCTTTGCATCATGTCATCGTAATAAACTTTTTTAAATGCAGAACCTGCAAGAGGTAAATAGAATAACATCTGATCAAAGTCAGGTTCATACTCCATCATCTGATCCATGATTTGATAATTCATGAAATCTTTTACACGGTTAGCCTGTTGTGTTTTTTCTGGAGTTTGTAATCCTACCACTTGTGTTCGAACCGGTCCGTTCGCAGGAAGTAATTCTTTGTACGCCAAAGCTTGGAACTGTGTCGCTGCTTCTGCTAAAACAGGGTGGGTTGCACCTGACGCACCTGAAAATGGTTCAGTACGATTATTATACTTAAACCCTAACAAGTCGAGTCCTTCTGTGTAACTTCTTTCCCAGTCTTTTCTAGAATTTTTGTAATCTAAATAATTTTCAAATAAACGTGAGCCCAACATTTCAAGTTGTTGTTCTTCAACAAAGTCTGCGAGGTTCGCATTAAAATCTGTTTCTTGTCCTTGTGCGACTGCATTCGGATCAAAGTTAATTTCTACGCCACCATCTTCAAGTTCAGTTACTTCCGTGTCTGCTTGTTCACGCAGTTGCTCTTCCATCTCAACAGCTAAATCTTCTGTCGTCTCTTCAGGTTGTTCGCTTATGTTTGGTAACGTTTTGTCTACGGCCATATTTTCTCTCCAGTTTTACTGTTTTAACAGTATTATAGTTATATTCAACCCCCTGCGGTTGTGGTCCTGATTTAGGAGGTATCGTTGTGGTTAATCGTTTAATCATAAAAATCATCTGGCTCTGGTTCCGGTGGATCATAGTCTCCATGTCGGTTTACGATGTCCTCACCAGGATTTTTTTCAATAAATTCTTTTCCGTCTTGTTTTTTCTTTTGAGCAATCTCATCTGTTTTACCTGTTGCAAATTTTTCAACAGAGTGCCAATCACTGGCTGCATCATCTAAATCATTAGTTATATATTCTCCTGGCTCTATATCATAATCACCATCAGGGCTCACTTGTCTGCCCTCTGCTCTAAATTCGACAACATTAAATTCACCAAATTCAGTAATAGGTGTTCCATCATCTGCAACACCTGTTATTCTATTTGGAGTCATAGTAAAATCTACAGGAAAATCATTAACTCCAGCTCCCGTGTCCACTGAAACAATAATTTCTCCAGTATCTGGTGTTTCTGTTATAGTATATGTTCCATCTGGAGTTTTTAATTCTTTTACTACTTGTCGTTCAATCGTTGCTGCTTTATCTGAAATATTAATTCCTTCTTTCATAATTTTGTCTACAAGAGGTGCAAACCAATCTGGTGTACCTTCTGGTGCATTTTTTAAAACTTTTTTGGCTACAGGTGAAGTGAGTTTCATAACGCCTGTTTTAGCTATCGCAGCTAACGCAGTAAGTGCACCTACTACTTTTAAAAATCCTCTTCGTGTTAATCCTCCTCCTGAAAATTTAGGACGAGAAAATAAGTTTAAATCTTTATCATATTCATTTTTTAAATATTGTTCAAATAATGCATCGTTTCGTGGATTTTTTTCCCGACCTGTCTGTTTATAAAGTTCTGGGAGAGTTCTTTTTTTAATCTCTTCAAAAGTTGGGATAAAATTATATTCTGAATTTACATTTTCTATGTTTCCTTGAAGCTCTTCCGCTTTATCTTTTTGTATATCCGCAACATCTGTTGCACCTTCAAAAGGTTGCATCAGTTCTTCCATCGCTTGAGCATCTCCGTAAGTTTTTTCAATACGGTCTTTTTCTAATTGAATACGAGGTTCTTTAAATGCTTCGTACTCTGAACTACCGGGTGTTAATATTGCCTTGTATTGTGGAATCTTGTCTTCGATTTCATTTTCATACTCTTTAAACTTTACCACAGCGTTTTGATAGAGATTAGAATCTCTTAGATTATCTTTGTTTACATTAACGTCTAGTTTTAATTTGTTGTACTTATCCAGCGCTTTTTTAGCCTCAATATATTTTGCGGCTTGAGGATTTTGTTTAATAATATTTGCTGCACGATCTTCTTCTCCTGAAGTTTCAAAGTCAGATAAACCAACAGAAGTTAGAATTGCTCTTGTAACAAGACCATTATCTTTAATTGATTCAGCTAAAGGTTTAGCATTAAAAGTTGTATCCCATCCAATTAATATGCCCTCTAATGCAATCTCTAAAGGAAGTTCTATAAACCTTGCTAATTTTCCTGTTGCCTTACGAAATTGTTTTAAACTTTGTCCAACTTTTTGTGCTGTGGTTTTATTTCCTTCTTTTGCTTGTATTAAAATTTCTTCACCGCGTTTAAAACAATCTGATCCTGTACTATAACTAACTCTGCCACCGTCTGCATATTTAAGTTTACATCCAGGAGCAAGGGTTGAAATAAAATCTTTAATATCTTGAGGACTAGCCTCATTAATTCCTTGAATTATCTTTTTTTTATAACTCACTGCGTCTTTCGTAATTTGATCTAATGTTTTAGTAACACCCTCTCCTGACCTTAAAGAAGATATTATTTCTTTTTGAGTCATTGCACCTTTGGGTATTTGAATAGAATAAGGTCTACCTGTTTTAAATTCCAAACCCTGTGCCTGTAATTCATTAAAACGTTTTTTACCAAAGGCTTGTTGTGCAGTTCCTTTATAAAACTTAGGTAGTTCTATTTTAAGATCTTTTTCTCTTCTTTTAATAACTTTATTTATTTCATCAATTCTTTTAAATAATTGTTTTTTATTTTTAAGTGTGTCTAATTCATTAATATATCTTGATAATGTTCCTTGAAAGTTAGACAAAGTTTTTGAGTTAAGATCAGATTGTATAGCTCTAGAAAAAACCGAATAATCATGAAAACCTTCTTTTAAACCACCAATAGAAACTCCAACAAATTCATCAATATCTAAAGCTCCCTTCAAACCAATTTTTTTTAATTCTTGTTGAATATACTCTCTATAGGTTTTAAAATTTAATGAATCTGTTCCTTTTAATTGTTTATCCAATCCTTTTAAGGCTACTTGATAACTGGCTGTTCGTAATGGATTTCCATACTGTGCACTTTGTATTTCTTTAAATATTTTAGAAGCGGTTTTTCTATCTGTGTTTATAAAATCAGCTCCTCTAAATTGTTGTCCATCCATGACTTGTGCTGTTCTTGTGATTACTGTTCCAAGTTCATCTACGGTATATTCAGGAAACATTTTCTGTAGTTTTTCTAAAGTTTTCATATCAGATAAATTTTCATTTTTTATTATGTTTAAAAACTTTTCTCCTTTTTTACCTGTTGTTAATTTTTTCATTCTTTCCAAAATAACTCTTTTTATGATGTTTGATTGATCTGATTTTGGAACGTATTGTTTAATAATTTCTAATTGTTCTTTAGTAGGATTATTATAAAAAGCAGCAGGCCCTGTAGCTTCTCCTCTCGGCGTTCCAGCAATATTATCAAACGTAAGAGGTTCTCCTAGGACTTCTTTAATTTTATCTCCTAAAGGAGATGTTGTTTTTGCTCCTGTTCTGGTGGTTCTAATTTTTCTAGTAAACTTTAATTGATCTACAGTAATTCCTAATTTTTTGGCTAATTCTTGTGCAGGTATTTTATCGTCAATTTGTTTTTGCTGTTTTAAGTAATTTGGAAAAGTTGTATTAGAAAAAGTATACCTTTGCATTGGACTCATCTTTTCCCATGATTTTATCTTTTTTTGTTT